GGTTGCTATCGAATATAAGAAAGAAAAACTCTCAACTAGATCTAAAACACATCAAGATGCATTTCAGCGAGCTTTAGATAAAGATATTTTAAAAGTAATAGGCCATAAAGATGTAAGAGATGTAAATTCAGCAGATGTTTTAACAATAATGAAAAAAACGGTTGCACGAATTAAGCGCCAAAAAAACTACGGCACTGGCGAAGTCACAGCGATGCAAAATAGGATGTTTATTGGTGGCGTAATGCGCTATGCAATTGCTACGCTACGCGCTGAGTATGACCCGACTTATGCAGTAAAGGATGTTATCGATAGACCTGAAATTGAACATGCAAGACCACTAACTAAGAAGGAATGTACAAAATTAAGGAAAAGTCTAGAAGAATATAGAGGATCGACAACTGTTAAAAATGCAGGACTGCTAATGCTTTATACTATGCTTAGAACAATTGAAATCAGGAAAATGAAGTGGTCATTTGTTGATCTTGAAGAAAAAATTATAACCTTCCCAAAAGATATGATGAAAAAAAGAAGAATACACATAGTCCCTTTATCAAACCAGGCATATGAAATAATCATGGAGCAAAAACAGTCATTCGGACACCATGAGTTTGTTTTTCCTTCGGTTTATAAAAAAGGAATGTTATCTGCGACTACATTAAATAGAATGCTCGATTATATGGGGTTGTCAGAAGTTACCGCACACGACTTTAGAGCCACAGCATCTACACTTTTGAATGAAAAAGACTATGATGAAAAATGGATTGAAAAACAGTTAGCACACGCTGAAACCAATAAAACCAAAGCATCATATGATCATTCAAAGCACTTGAATCAACGTAGAAAAATGCTTCAAGACTGGGCTGATATTGTTGATAGCTGGGGGAAATAATGCCCTACTACATCAAAAAGAATAATCGATATCTAACGCTCGAAAACATCACAAACGAGCATTACGATGATGAATACAATATCGTGAATGAAAGTTACACAACAGGCTTCAACTGGACTTTAGACACTGAGTACGCAAAGAAGTTTTACACTCACAATGAAGCATCAGACTATGTTTATCGCTTTAGACATGTATTGAAAGATATTCAGATTGTCCAAGAAAAGTTTTGAAAATAATTGATGGAAAAATAGCACTCATTAGAGTGCTTTTACGGCCAAGCATTGCTCAATCGCTCTGCATCAGCTGCGTGTTCATCAGCTTTTTGTGCCACGTTTCGATATTCTGTGATGCAACTTTCGAGTATGTCACTTGAGGAATCTGCGTATTCAATGACGGTTTCGCGGGAAGCTGCGGACAGACGTTGCTTTGCGCTGGCAAGTTGCTTTGACAAGCTGTTAGCACTAGACTGAGCAGCAATAGCATCAGCGTTAATTTGCTTAATTTTTGCATTGTAGTTTTGCTCCGCTTGAGTGATTTGTTCTGCCCACTTTTGTTCTTGTTGAGCTGCTTGAGTTTTGGATTTTTCAGCCGCTATTTCTTGCTGAGTAATGTAGTCAGCGTGTTGTTGTTTGAGAGTTTTGATTTGTCCAGCAAGCTTATTTACTTGGCATGACTGGAACAGGCAGCAAATCAATAAAATGATGATTAAAGCCCAGCGCTTGTTTTCTAGAATCCATTTTGCACAGACATAAAAAAAGCGCTTGATTGCGCTTAGTATTGATAACCAGATCATTCAAGTTCCTCCACTTCGGGTAATTCCACTGTTCGCCCGGCTAAATCGTGATGACAGTCAGATAAAAACTCGATTTGGCCGTTACGTATAAAAGAATGGCATTGGTTAGAATGACCTGCATTTACCATTAAGCTTGGGCTAAAGGTTGGTTCTTCTAGATTTCCATCGAAATCCCAGCGTATTTTATGTTGCTTACCAACATGCAATGGATGCAGATACTTGCATCCGGGACATTCAATAAAATAGATGCCATTTGACTCAAGCATGACTTTTGAAACTTTCTTGAATTCACTCATGAGAACTCCTTGTAAGCATTCGCCAGCTTTATGTCATAATTATTCTTTGCATACTCCTTGCCGTTGTAACTCAGTGCAAAGTTCTTCCAATCTTGATTGCGCAAATATTTATCAAGCCCATTTGCTCTAATGAAGCGACACATCGCATCAAGCTGTGATGCTTCATCTTTGTACATTGCATTTATAAATGCTTGTAACGATGCATAGCCTAGAGCTTTCCAGTGATAACCCATCACCTGCCCTAAACCCCAACTAGCAGATTCAAGTGCTGAAGTTCGATCGTACTGACAAGCCGCATTCAAACGACCGTGCTGTGCAGAATACAAACCATACCCACCAGATGACTTTGCACATAGATCTGGACGTTCACGCATCACTTTGTCTGCTAAAGATGCTTTAGCATTTGCAACTAAGCGCTGCCGAAATACATGGCGTTCAAAAAGAATGACTGGTGTACCGTCGGAATTAAATCCACTGCCCTTGGCTTCAACTTTCATGACAGCTTGTAAGGCTGCTGTTGGTACATTGATGGCTTTGGCAGCTTCTGTGATTTGCTGTAATGTGATTCTTTTACTCATGGCACTTTGCCCCCACTGATAATTGATTTCCAAATAAGAATAAATGTATCGATCGCTTTACCACCCAAGTGCCCTGCTATGCCCGCAATTGCTGCGATTAATACAATCGGCATTTCCCAGTAAACACATAGAAGAACAGTGATAATTCCTGCAAACCCACTCGTAATCATTTCAGCTATAAGTCGAAAAATTATGTATTTCAGGGGTTTTGGTTCTTTTGAATTGTTGAGCTTATCCATGAATTTCACCAAACCTCCTAGCATTGCTAAAACGACAATCCAACCGTAAGTGATGATTGCTGTAACAACCTCTTTTAGTGCATCTTTATCCATTGTTTTTCCTAATTTTTGGCAATAAAAAAGCACCCGAAGGTGCTGCTATTTTTTCATCTCAATTACACTAAGCGACCTTGATGTAATTAAGAATACTGAATTTGATGCGATATTAAGCGGCCCACTAACACCTTCCTGCTTAGCAAATCCCGCTCTTAATGTGTACGTTGTGTCGTCAGTGCTATAAAAATCGTCAATCGCAGAAACTATAACGGCAGTTCCATTAAAATTTGCATTAATAGTTCCTGATTCAAGATTTGCTCCTAGCGATCCTCGACCTATTAACGTGCCATTCCTATAAATAGATATGTAAAATGAAGCCATTGCCCTTAAGTTGGAGCTGACCGTGTTTCCCCTGCCATCACCGATACTAAAAGTGCCAAAAGTTGGTGACACTATGTTTACGGATGCATCTAGCCTTACTTTGCCACCGCTGCGCTTAAAGTTTACTTGAAGAAGTGTGCCTATTTGCGCCTCCCATGCGGCTAGGTGATTAGCAAAGTCGTTATTAGGTTGACCTCCAGTTGACCCTCCCGCAAATGTTTGAATCGATTTAACATCAATAGCCCGCACCCCAATTGGAACTGTTACAGCATTATCTTTGATTTTCAGCGTATCAACCGCCAGATCTTCAATATGAGAAGTTTTAACGGACTGGTAGTCTATCATTGCAGACTTTAAGTAGGCTGATACTGGGAAAACTGTACCAGTCAATGGATCGGTAAACGGTGTGGTTCTAAAGACAAACGGATAGTAACCAGTGCTATCACCTGAACCAATCGCAAATGAATCAAAGTTCAGAATAAAATCAGATTCTTTGCCATCGTTAGCACCGCCCCATCCTGCAACTTTTCCATTCACATCCAGTTTTATGTATTTCTGTACATATAAACCGTCTACGCTTTCTGTAACCTCCTTAATTGTTGCTGTGTTTTCACCGACTGTGGTACTAACAATGTCCAACCGTTGACTTAAGGCACTATCACCATCAACTTGAGCTGATTGAATTGACCAACTCGATGCCTGATTACTACCACTGTCCGCAGTCCAGTTATCCTGGTCCGCGGTCAAAGGTGTGACTTTCGCATAGACACCATCAACTTTTTCAGTTGCTGCAGTCAATCGTCCGTCAATTTCATCAACCTCTGCTTTGACAGAGTTCAGTGCACCGGTGCTCGCCTTATCTCCAAGCGCAGCATTGATACTGTTAATCTGGCTGGCATTGGCAGAAGATTCACTTGCTGCTGCATTGGCAGTTGATAGAGCTGAAGCTGCATTGGTTTTGGCTTCATTTGCTGTGTTGTTTGCAGTATTTGCCGTATTCACCGCATTGGAAGCGTTACTGTTTGCAGTACTGGCTGTATCACTCGCAGCGGTTGCTGTTGCCGATGCTTGTTGCGCAAGACTTGAGGCTGATCCTGCAGTAGAGACTGCTGTTTCTGCTTTGGTAATTGCACTGGCCGCATTGGTTTTTGCTAAAGATGCATCAGCTTCAGCCACATCAACGCGGTTATCCAGCGCCTGAATCGCGCTTGAGTTACTGCTCGATGCTGATACCGCACTTTCAGCGGTCTGCTTAACAGATGCCAAAGCGGTATCATTACGGGCGATGTAGTTATTGATCGCTTGCGTATTGGCTTCGTCACCCGATGCACGTGCTGAACGTTCTTCCTGAATTGCGGCTTGATTTGAACCCACTTGCACGTTGATCGTATCAATCCGCTGGCCAAGAGCTGAATCGCCATCGACCTGTGCAGACTGTATCGACCAACTCGATGCCTGATTACTACCACTGTCCGCAGTCCAGTTATCCTGGTCCGCGGTCAAAGGTGTGACTTTCGCATAGACACCATCAAGTTTTGTTGATACAGCACTCACATCATCTGCAACAACCTCGATTTCTTGACGCACCGCAGCAAACGAGTTTTCTGTACTTTGCTTATAGGTATCAACAACAGACAAGACATGCTCATCACCTGCAATACGCTGCTGGCTTTCATGTGTCAGACCATCATTCAAATTTTGAACAGCACTGATACGGGCCTGTGATTCTGATGCAATATCATCTGCAAGTTTCCCGACATCATTGATACGCTGCTGACGTTCTGCAGCCAAATTCTGATTGGCTTGATCTGCAGTATTTTTGGCATCTTGAATACGTTGATCATAAACAGTCAGATCACCTTCAATGACGCCAATTTTGTCGATTTTCTGCTGTAAATCCTGATGCAGTTGCGATTCAGTGATCTTGCCTGATAAGAGATCCAGTACCGCAGATGCATCGGCTGATGTGATTGCATTAATCCATTGTGTCCATGGCCCAACGTTTCCTAAACGATCAATCAAACGTGCCTGAAAATAAAGCTTAAGATTTGGCTGTAAGCCCTGAATGGTATGTATTGTCGTTGGATAAGCAAACAATCCCAAAGTTGATATATTGCTTAAACCGTCTGGACTGACACGAATCTCGGTATGAGCCGTATCCAAGGCACCTTTAGCCGGAAAAATCCATTTAAGCTGAATACCAAATAATATACCCGTTGCAGCTAAATTGGCCAAAGCAGGCGGTGTGCCGTTTTTACCCAATAATGCGGTGACACTGGAGTAAGTCGGTAACGATGCAATATCGAAAGCAGAAAATGCAGTGATACGTGCCTGATAATTACCAGAATATACCCCTTCAACCTCAACAGAGTTGTTGCCCGTCAAAGGCATCTTAATCCAGCTACCATCATCTTTGCGCCATTCGACTTGATAACGAACAGCACCTTGGGCCTGTGGCCATCCAATCACCATCACCGCGATATTCATGCCCTGCTCGATTTTGTCATAGGTCGATAAACTGACTGACTCCACGGCAGGTTGCATATCAGGATTTACAATCGTAATGGGGATTTGGTCAATGTAGGCACCATAATCGATTGCATCATACTTTTGCGGATTGTATTGAACTGCCTTGATTTCAAATTGATGCTTATCGTTTTGTATAATCGAGACAATACGAAACTTCATGGTCGCCAGATCCTGAGCATCAATAACCCATACGTTTTGCGACGAGATTGTATTTTCTTCAAAAGCCGAGACGACCGTCACCACACGGCCATTAATGCCTTCAATGACACGAGCCTTCGCTTTACCATCTTCACCATTAATGACGAGACGATCACCTGCACGACATACCACATCATCCCGATCCAATGTGACTTGTTTGAGATCAGCCGAAATTGATGATATACGACCACCATTGGCACGACCCGCAAAAGTTTGATCGGCAATTTCAATGATTTTTCCGGGTTGAGGAATATACCCATCAAGACCAACTTTAAATACCACAGTTTGGGTTTCGTACTTTTCAGTCTTTAATGCCCAGAGTCCTGCCCGTTGTGCCTGTCCGCGTGAAGTGACACCCCATGCATCAATCTCAACCTTATTAATCCCATATTTGGCAATGGCCTCTTCATCTGGAATAGGCTCCGGTTCTGTCTTGAATCGATTGTCTGGATTATCGAAATTGACAACAGCAATGGTATGACGATCACGCTTACGTGTACCCGAATACTCAAAGTGCCCATCAATCACATTTGCCCGGGTGAACGTGTATACAGTATCTGAAGGCATATCAGCATCAAGCACAATGCTTTGGCCATCCCAAAACATATAGGCACGCATAACACCTGCCATCTTGGTTAATACGCTGTAGGCATCTTCTTGGGCTTGCTGATAGACGTTTAAAGTAAAACGTGGTTCTTGGCCACCTTTGCCATCTGGCACAAGTTCATCACAGTATTGACCCAACCGATAAATCGACCACTTGTCCACCATGGTTTGATCAAGATGGTTGCCGAGTCCACGACGCTTGTCGATACACGCATCATAAAAATGCCAAGCTGGATTGTTAGTATAGGCATACTTAAATGTGCCATCCCAGATACCAACGTATTGACGAGTTTCAGGATCATAATTGGTCGGTACACGAATGCGAACACCTTTACAACGTGCTGCCATTTTTGCAATATTTGAAAATGTTTCAGCGTCGTATTGCAAACCGAGCAATGCTGTATTTGGATAACGTAACTTAACGTCAATCACTTCTGTGACCGCAGCCACATACATTTTGTCTGAAACTAAGTCGCTATTCTGGTTTGGTGTAATTCTGCGGACACGAATTTGCCAACCACTATCTGCACGTGGTAATTCTATGCGATGGGTACGCTGATAATCGGGACTGGTTTTATCTGAAATTTGGGTGTTAATCACCTCTTCCCATGCACCACCATCGGTTTGACGATCAATTGCATAGCGAATGGTGATGCCATCGACATTACCTGTGGTTGCATCCTGCACACGTAATGCACCCCATTTTAGACGTACACGTGCTGCATCTAAATCGGTATTACTAAAAGCACGAACCCACGGTGTAGTTTCTTTTAACTCCACATTGATATTGATTTCGTTGGATACATCTGGAAAGCCTTCAATATAGTCTTGATCATTGGTTCCCGCACGAAAATCGACAATGACATTATCAAAATTGGGATTACCGTTTACATCCTGTACGGGCGTGTCATCCAAATATACTGATTTTAAGCCATCTGCTAAGCCTTCAATTTCCCCCTCAGATAAACCATAAAGTATTTTTACTGTGGTGGTCGATTGCGCTGAATCTGGTGCGATCACAGGCGCACGGGATTGATTGGCCTGCTTTTTAGCACCAATGATTTTTTTGTCCATATCTGATCCATGCATAAAAAAAGGCGCTATGTAGCGCCTAAAATAGGATTTAAATTTTTACATAATGTCTTCTGTGAACTGGCCAGCCGATGCAACAAATCCACCAATCTCACGTTCACCGCGTAATATAGATACTGGATTACCTTGCGCAATGGTCGTAACGGCAGAACCAAAGCCCTTATTTGCTCGGTTGCCATCTTGATTCTGTTCTTGGGTTTCGGCTTTTGGCATCAACATTTGTGCGATACCTCCGACCAGCATGCCAGCACCTGCGCCAATCATTGCTACTCCAATATTAGTTGTAGCTCCACCAGTCCAGAAACCTGCAACGATGAGCGCAACACCCAAGACCACTTGTAATATGCCATTGCTACCGCCTGCACCCATGACACGCGGTACGATCTTGATCACTGAAGACTCAGTCACCATATCTACTTCATTGCTCCCAATATTACGACCTGTAATACGTCGTTTGGTAACGGTGTCATAGCAATAGGGCTGTTTTCTTCGAGATCCATGCTGTTTAACTTCATCAAAAAAAATAGCAAAACAAAGCCCACGCTCATGTGCATGCAGCATAAACTTTTCAAAGCCAGGTAACAGTACAGACAAGGCCCGTACAGCTTCACGTGTACTTGAAACATCCAGCATAAATTGATGCCCAAACTTTTCAGCAAGGACGCCATACAACTTAATCGTCTTTAACATGATCTTTGTGCCTTAGAATTAAAACCGTGCGCGATTGCCACTCATGTCCGTAGACTTCACGTATCGATTTTGCGTCATACATATGATGTAAAATCAGTGAATTACCCACGCATGCAGGTGTGTCTTCACTTTTAAAACGCCATTGCTCACCCAACCAGATCACCGCATGATTGGGATGCTCAGTACGCCCTACACGGCAAATCAGAACATCACCATATTCAGGTGATTCAACCTGATAAAAACCCGCTGAACGATAATTTTCCAGATAAAGAGAGACGTTTTCTTTATTTTCCCACCAAGCATCATCACGTTTGAAATTGGGCAATGTGATGTCTAATTCTCGTTGATAAAAATCACGCACCAGTGAATAACAATCCTGCCAGCCATGGAAAAAATTACGCCCCAATAACGGGGCGGTATATCCAAATGGTTGATACTCAGTAATGTCCCAATCAGGGTAGCTACATATAAACCACGGCTTTTTATGTTGCTCAATCTGATGAAGATCCAATTCAGATGCGCGTGTCGTTCCATTCGGATGTGAATGGATATAAGCTTGAATTGAACCCTGATCTTCAGCATTGGCCAAGTCTTCAGGGTGGATTTCAAAATTAGTGGTTTTGTCCTGTTTAACTTTCCCCAACTTATCATAAATCGTGGGTGCGACATTACGACATGCAATGTATTGATCGTTGACAATCAGACCGCAGCATTCCTCGGGATAAACGTCAGAAGCATGTATAAATATGGCTTTTTTTACATCCGCAGATAGTTTCATAAATCACCCAATTCACCCAATTAAGCTTGATGCTGGATAACCGCCATGCGACAAGGGTTTACTTTCACCAAAGCGCAAACGACAAGAGCGCATTCGCCCTGGACAACGATCTTGACTTGGGTCACTGGTCGGTTCATCTTTCATGGTAAACATGGCTGTGCCTGTATATCCGCACTGTTCACCGCGATAACCGTTCGTGCATGCCCAATGACATAGATTTGTGATCTGACGCAGCGGGATTTTTTTACCTTCAAAATCGACTGGATTTGAAAGCTCAAACACGACTTGTTCATCATTTGATGATGTTTTTTGCTCGATATAGGCAATCTGAATTTCAGATTCATTTGAAGCAGATGGATTACCCTGACTGAAATTTTCAGCATCTAGATACTTAGCCAATGTGGTAATAACTTTAAGCTTGGCACCTGCAAAGTCATCAAAACGGTAGCAATAGGCTGAAACTGCACCTTGTACCCCATTAATGTTATTTGCCATTGTGAGTGTGGGCATTGCCGCTTTGCCATCTGTTGTTTTGCCAAAGCCTGTGCTATCAATCGCCATCGGGCTAAAAACTTGACCTAGCCAAATAATGTCCCGATACCAGACTTTACTGCCATTATCGACATCAAAGACTTTATCTGCATGGATCAGCGTTGTATCTGCAAGCCAAGTGGTTTGATCTGCCGATACATATATTTTTTCCCAGTCTTCAAATGCAATATGACCGTGAAAACGTAAAATGCCAGCTCCTAAGCTGCTGGCATCAAGTTCATAAAGCGTGATCAGTCCATCGACATACAGCTTTTGAAAATCACTGTTGAGGCTCATCTGAATTTACCTCTTCAGTCGGAATTTCTGGAACTAATTTTGGAACTTCTTGCAAGCGGATGTCGATCCAACGGTTTAAAGTGATATCTACAGGAGTTTCCAGATCTGCAACTATAGATGCACTTTCGAAATCAAACTTCTTTTTATAAGTTTTTACTTCAATATCACCATTTTCTAACTGCTCATAATTGACAGCAAATAAAATGTTACCGTTTGCATCTTTTGGGGTCTCGATATACCAGCCTTCTAAAGCAAAACCACTTGAACCCTGAATTAAATAGTGACCAATATCGACTTTTTTAAAAGTGATGTTCTGCTCTGCTGCTTCATCATTGAGTTCAATTTTGTCTGAAAAAAGTTGAACGACTGGCGATGCTGCTTTGATAAAACCATTGCCATCAATTATAGTATTTCCGCTATGTCTGAAAAAATATGCCTGACTCCACGCTCCCTGGTAATATTTTCTAATTCCAGATAATGTGCTCCCCCCTGCTGCACAGAAAAATTGCACTCCTTCACTTTGGTAATTCCATGCAATTTCCAACCCCTGTATCCAGTCGGGGGTATTTGTGACTGCTGGGTCTTCATATATTTTAAAAAATCGGTTAATTGGCTTTTGTTTTTTATCACTCAACGTTTCTGCAACCCCTCCCAAGCCAAACGCCCCCACCTCCATTACATTTCCAGATTGCGTTCCAACCAAACGTGATGCAGAGTGAGAATAATTAGTAAAATTCTGATTGATTTTATTGAATGCACTTCGCGCTGGTTCACCATTGCCATCGTTTGCACTATTACCAATGTTAATTGTTTGAATAGTCATATTTTTTCTCACAAAAAAAGCACTCAATTGAGTGCTGTTGAAAGGATTAAATTTTAAGGGTAGAAGACTTGTTTAAAGGTAGTTGAGATTCGCCAGACATCACCACCAACGCATACTGGTGTATAAGATGTGTCGGTTTTAACTCTGACCTCACCATCTAAAGGTGAGTTCCAAAGAAATGAATCTGCGCCATTATGATCATCAAAAAATGCTTTAATTGCTTGAATCTCGGCTTTTAATGCAGTTCTTTGATAAGCCCACTCACCCTTTCGATTGTTAATGCCGACTGAGATGTTTTGCTCATAACCATCGCCAAACTTTGAATTAAGGGTGTTGAAGTTTTGGGTTCCCGAGTTGCCATCTAAGTCGCTGCACCATTCAAATTTTCGGTTGCTCATTTGAAAGCAAACCTCCCCGTTGTCGACTCTCATTTCGAATGATTGATCGAACAGCGCTACCAATCATGCAACCCAAATTTTTTGGATTGTATTGTGACTTATGCTCTTTCAAACTAAAGCGTTTTTTCTGTTTTCTCAGGCTTTTCATTTTAGTAACTCCAAAAATCAAACCCACTCATTCGAGTGGGTTACTTTGATAATAAACCGCCTTGTCGTTGCTCTTGCCGGATAATCGTTCTAACCGCATTACCGATTAACTGCCCAAGCTGCTTTTGATCCTGAGTGTTGCCACCTGATGTTGTTACACCTGAATCAGTTACATAGACTTGAATAGTGACAGGCTGTGCATTAGAGGATGTTACTCTCTCCAAACTCCCACCTGAGTTAATGGCGTTCAATGTATCAACACCAACGCGTTTTGTAGCTGCGGCATTCAATACATATTCCTGACCATGAACTACACCAGCAACATCACCACGGCCCATGTTTCCTGTATAGCCGCCTGAAGAGAAGCCAGCGATAGTTTGCGCTGCAATTAGGCCAACACTTGCATACCCCATTCCACGAACTAAAGTAGATGCTGGAATACCTAGAACAGGGCCAAGCTCTAAGGCTTTTGTTGCTGCTAGCTCAGTACTTATTATCGCCTGACCAATTGCAATCGCCTGCTGCATTAAGAACATGGCTTTATATGCAGAACTTTGCTCACCAGCCGAGCTTTTAACCATCTCGGTCATACTGCCCCAAACTGTTGAAGCCTGTGACAATAGAGAACCATACAATTCAAGCTGAGTTTGATGCTGTGATTGCTGCAAATCTTGATATTTCTGTGCATACTCCTCTTGGATCTTGAATTTGTTCTCTTCATGGATCCTAACAGCATCTTCAATTCGCTTATTGTATTCAAGCTGATCAATTTCTTTCTGCTTGAGCTTCATTTTAGCTTCGTCACCCTTATTAATAAGAGTGGCGTCGTTTTCAGAAAGAGCATTTCTTTCTCCAAATTGTAAAGAAAGTCCAGCTCTTTGCCATATTGGTGCTGCTAAAATGTCTCGCTCCTGTTTTAGCTCCTGCAATGCCTTTAAATTGGCTTGATCATATGCTGCTTGGCGTGCTGCCTTTGTGAGGTTGATTAATTCCAACTCATCCTGATATTGCTGTTCTAGCAATTCAACAGCTTGCTTCTGCTCAGACTTACTTAATTCAATGTCATGAGCTGCATTGAACTTTTTACGGTTAAAGCTCTCCTCAAGTAACTGCTCCTCGGTTTTCTGGAACTCCTTATAGTCTTCCAGTTTGCTTCTAATTGCTTGTTTGGCAATAGCCACATCATTATCAGCACGGCGCTGTAATTCTGCCTTAATTTCAGCTTTGCGCTCTGGGGTAAAGTTGGCTTTATCAACATCTTCCAGCTTCTTAGTAAGATCATTTCTGATCTTTGTCACTTCATTGGCTACATCGTTTTCCAATTGAAGGCGTAATTTAGCCTGTTCTTCTGCCATTTTGGTAGCATCTTGAATAAGCTTGTCAAAGTCTTTAGAGGTGATATCCCCAGCTGTATAGCCGTTAATACCAGCCATATAGCCTTGATAATCCTTCCAGTATTGGTTGTTATTCTTGCCAATACCTTTACCTTTTTGAACATTGCCTTCACCCGCATGATAAGCACGTACTGCCTTCTCTAAATCCCCCTTGAAGAGCTTTAAAAGATAAGACATGTACTTTCCAGCACCTTCGGCAGACTGAGCTAAATCATATCGGTCTTTTACGCCATATTGCTTAGCTGTGCCTTCAAGAAATTGGAACCCACCTGTAGCACCAGTAGTCTTGTTATATGCTCTGGCATTACCGCGTGACTCAATCATATGAAGCGCTGACAATGTGCCGGCTGGCAAATTGTACTTTGATTCAATACCTGCAAATCCATATTTAGCAGCATTTGCCTGAACTTTGGCATTAACTGAAAGTACTTTTTGCTGTTTTTCAAGCTCTTTAGTGCGCTCCTTATCCTTATTTACAAGATTATCAAGAGCACTTTCCTGACTAATAATGCCTTTAATAATTTTGTCTTGTTCAACTGTGACACCTGCAAAACCTTTTTTCTGGTTTTCTCGATAAGTCTGTAACAGAAGCTCTGCTTCTTCTGCTGATCTACCATATTTAGTGATCAAAACCGACTTAAAGTCTGCATCCCATTTACGATCTGCAAGTGATTTATTGATGTCCTTAAGCTTTTTATTAAGCTCAGTTACGTCTTGAACTGCTCCTTTCGCACCTTGACTAACACCATTGAAACCTGCTTTTGCATTGGCACCAGACGCGCGAACCTGATTTAACTCTGCGTTTGTTTGTTTAACAGCTTTTGAGTTTTCATCTACTTTCTTCTTGCTATCAGCCAGCTGGTTAATTTGATCCGAACTGATGAACGAAAGTTGATTTAATCTATTGAAAGCTTGGTTTACATCAATAACGCCAGTTTTTAATTCTGCCCATATTCGATAAGCTTCAGCACTTTGCTTATTGTTGTCAGTGATAGACTGAGTAAGTAACAAGAACTCGTTCTGAGATTTAGATAGTTGAGCATTCTGTAAACTTAGTTGCTTTGTCAGTTCACCTTCCGCTGCTCGCTTTTGTGCACCTTCAAGCTTCATGAGTTCATCAGCTGCCATGCCTGCATAACGCGATTGCTTCTCAAGCATATCATTGGCTTTATCGCCATTGTCTCGCATTAATAAATATCCAGCTGCTAAACTTGCTACTGTAATACCAATACCAACTGGACCACCAAGTAAACCTAAAAGGCGTGAACCAATTCCTACAGTAGCAGCGCCCGCAGCAGCTGATCTCGATTGAGCTACTGCCAGAGCCTCCTCAGCTACAGCCAATTCTCTTGTGACTTGAGCCTCAATCTTCTTAAGCTCAGCCATACGAGTTAATGTCGCTGTTCTGCCTTTTTCAGTAATTTGAGATTTAAGGCGCTGTACTTCTAGAGCTTTCTCAGCCGCAATAGCAGCTAAAGTTGCTTGAGTATTTGCAACAGCGGCTTGAGTGCTAATTACTTGTTGAGCAGCAGCAGCGCGCTCGGCCTGAATTGCAGCATACTGCGTTACGGTTTGAACCGCTAATTCCTTCGTTTTTGCAGCTACAGCAACACCAGAGGCATAAATTGCAGGAATGTAGGTTCCAAGCCAATAAGCACCACCAACCATCATTGCAGATGTTAAAACATCTAAGTTACCAGCAAGCGTTTTAATAGAACCTGACAATACTTCTGCTGCGCCAGATCCCTTTCCAGACTCGCCAACAAACTTAGTAATTTCATTGTTAAGCAGCGTTAGCGATTGGCTAATAGTGATGTCTGTTTTAGCAAATAAGGCATCTACATCTGCTTGAACATTCTTTAAGGCCTTAACGATTTCTTGGGAAGTAATTTTCCCTTCCGCTGCTACTGTGCGTAACTCTCCAACAGTTATACCCATACCTTGAGCAATTGCTTTTGCTAATGCTGGGGTTTGCTCCATTACAGAGTTAAGCTCTTCACCGCGCAATGTTCCACTTGCTAATGCCTGCCCAAACTGAACTAAAGCTGCATCTGCTGCTGCTGCACTTGCACCACTTATTGCTACAGCTTTTGATACTGTTTCAGTTAAACGTGCTGTGTCATCCATTGTGAGGTTTAAAGTTTTCGCATTATCACTAAATCGCTGGTAAACCTGTAATACAGAATTCCATGTCGAATAGGTTTTTTGAGCAATTCGGAAAGTGTCTTCCGTTGCTTTATTTAGTTCAACTTGAGAATTGGTGACTAATTTAAGTCTGTTCTGAAGCCCTGTATAAGTATCCATCTTAGAGATTGCAGCACTTACAGTAACTAAACCAGCCATGTATCCTGCAAGTTGACGTGTAGCAACAGACAAACCATCCATCGACTTAGTAGCAAAGTCTCCCTTGCGCTCAATGCTATCTAATTCATTGCCTAGATTACGCGCATTTCGCTCTGCATTTTTTGCATCAATTACAATGACGAGACGTGATTCTTGTGCCATCTTACTTTACTCTAGGCAATAAAAAACCCGCTTTCGCGGGCTTTAATTA